CTCGCGAGGATGGCGAGCGCGACCGCAATGGACGCCTCGTTAATTTCATCTGGCGTCAACGATGCTGCTTTCTTCGTAGTGGTCTTCGGCGCTGCTGTCTTCGGCGCTGCTGGCGTCGCCGCTACAGGCTGTCCTGCTGCACGCGGAGTCACGTCGACGCGGCCATGCACGGCGTCAATCATGAGCATTTCTCGGACGCGATCCACCCCATTTTTGTCTGTGTAATGCTCCTCAGGCAGTTTGGGCTTGCGCTTCATATGCACTTGCAACCCAAGCATGTAGTCGGTCAAGCTGACGCCGGTAAGCTCCTTCGGGTCCACCTTCGCATCCGCCACGAGCCCATCCAACAGCCGCTTCAAATTTGTGCTTTTGCGAATCGTGTTCCCGGTGTAACCTGGGCCGGTTTCGAGATCGTGTCCGTCCTCAGTGGGTCTGAGACTCTCAGGTGAACCCGCCGAGAAGTAGTCCACGATTGGTGTGCCGCCGTCGTCCGGCGTCACGGTGAGCCTCAACGCTGAAAATTCATTGCCGCCTACACCGAAGTGGTGCAGCACGAACACGGCCTCTGTGATCGTGCCTGTTACGTCGTCTGGCAATCCCGAGTCGATTGCTTGCGACGGTCGCCATTCTGTGATGATAGCCACGCGGGCCTCCTGTTGATGAGATGTGACAAGATGACACGATGTCATCTTTTTGACGAAACTATATACAACAACAACTTGAAAAATCCACGCGATGACAGCAACCATGACATGACATCTTTTGACTGACACTCTACGCTACTAACTACTGCTCAACTACTGCTCACACTACGCAAAATTTCGGACGTCATGACAGCACTTTTGGCCGTTTTGCGATCTAACACCGCGTGCACTATGAGTTTAGTGTGAAATGTCACGAACACGTGACTTCAGCGATTCTCACTCTCTTTTCATATGGGATGTTGTTACTAACATTATTTTATCATATCTAAGTTATAGAGATATAGTGTCATTAGTGTGAACCCCTAGTATTACAAGGCGCTTACGCGGCACATTTCCCGTTAAGCTTGCCGTCGTCAAGTCATAAGCTCGCGCGTCGTCACAATCGGCGACGTTGACAACTCAATTCCACGATAGATACGCTTCGACGTTATGCGGTCTCTAAGCACTCCAGGCTCTTTGACGAGTCGCGGCGCTAGAGCTTTCCATCCTACAGGTTGAGTGTTCCACCGCGCGCACCAAGCCTTGTAAGCCGCGTAGATTTCACTCGACGCCACCCACGAACTCGAGCGGCCCACCATGCACTCGTCACGTAGAAATTGTCCGATCTGATCTTCCTCAGCGCGATACTCCCCGACTTCCGCGGCCATGCTAGGTGGTATCATGAGTCCGTCGCGTCGATAGCGTAGACAGCCAGCGTAAGCCCAGCGGAGTATCCCTGACGCCTCTGTAGTGCTCATGAGGTCTACCAACCCATTGACGTGCTCGGCGTCGCTTAAACGCTCGCGCCACGGCACGAGGCGGATTCGCCGCCACATCGCGTGCTCCATCGACTTGATGCCTGGACGGTGATTCGTCAACAGCCATGGGACGAAAGTTGGTTGAAATTGGAAGAATTCGCCATACAAGTAGCGGACCGTCACGGTATCGCCGCCTGTGATCTGCTTAACCATCTGCTCGTCGAGAGTGCCGTCTGAGCGAGTTTCCGCAGCCCAGATAATACGCGCTCCCATGAGCGCCGCGAGATCGTTGCGGGTTTCGGATTTCGACCCCATGAAAATGGTCGCGTTGGCTTTACGCGCGTAGGTTCCAAGTACGCGGCCGAGCGTCTCCGCAAATGTTGACTTTCCGTTCATCCCGTCGCCGTAATTCAGAAACATGACTTGCTCTGTGGGCGCGCCGAGTATACTGTAACCAATCGCGGCTTGCAGGAAGTCACGCACGAGCGGGTCAGGCTGCACGCGCTCGAGAAAGGATGTCCAGAGCGGCGTGGGCTGGTCAGCGCTTGTTTCCCACGCTGCGCTTGTCACGTGTTGGTTCAGGTTGGTTGGGCGGTGCGTAGTGACGTGCCCGGTGTTGAGGTCCACGAAGCCCTGCGGTGTGGCAAGGTGACCTGGCTGCTCGTTGAAGTCGTCTGGCAGTATTGCCATGCCCGGGTCGGACTTTGCAAGTGTGAGCATGGCCGCTAGATGCGGACCAGACCGACTACGCGTGTAGTGCTGTAGTATTGCCTTGCTTTGCGTGTCACTGTTGGCTTTTTCGGCTATCACGAGCCACTGGTCGAGAACTTGCTTTGCGGACTCTTGCGCCTGTGACCGTTCGTCACGTTCCCAGTTTGCGCCCGTCCATGCGAGCCAACGTTTCCACGGCTTGCAGTAGCGCAGACGTGCTCCGCTGTGCTGCACCAACAGAGCGGCGTTTCCCATGTCTGTCAGGTCCATGAGGTTGTACCGTTCTGCTTTATGTGGAGAGTTTAGGCGGCGTAAGTGCGTCGTCAAGTCTGAGCACTGCGTCCTCTAGCACCTTGCTTTGCGACACATAGGAGCCGTTGCGCACGAGCCGACGTATGATGTCGTATACCTCCGGCTTGACACGCGCTCCGATCTGTACGTAGGGTTTAGCTGCCATGCTCGTGCTGCTCCATAGGTTTTAAGGTTGACTGTGTGCGCGGTCCAGCAGCTTTTCATACCAGTCTTCACACGCGCTGCAAATACAATGTCCCCATGTTTCGTGTTCGTCGAGCTTGTTCTGGCAGATCGGGCACGCGTCACGAGGCGGCCAGTAGATGGTGCGCAAGCGCTCGAACTTGCAAATGTGCTTGCGCTCCTCTGGCGTGTATAGCGCCCACCATTCGCCTGATCTTGGCTTCACGTCGGAATCCTCTGGGTCGGCTTGAAGGATTTGTCAAACCAGGCGGCGGCTACTTCTGGATGTGTATACAACATTTGAACCAAATCCATCGCGACCGCTTCGTAAGGTTCGCGACCTGCAAACGCGATAGCTGGATGTAAACCCTCCTCGATGGAGTACGCAGGCTTGTTCAAGTGGCGCGACACGGTAATCGTCTTGCCGTGGATGAACACGCAAACCGACATACTCTGTACCGTTGGTTGCGCACGTTTCAAGGTACGGTCGTCGTGAAGCTCAAAAAGCAGAGTAGTGGCTGGAGCGTAAACTGCAAGCTCTTCTGTTCCAGGCATGGGCAACTCCTTGACGCGAGTAAACAAGACGATGGAGAGACGACAGGGACCAAGGCGACTGCCTCCGGGTGCCGATTTACGACTACCTCGGCTCGTGAGGGACGAATCCCTCCAACGTCTCGTTGACACGCGAAGGACAGGTTTCGAGCCCGTCTACCCAGGCACCATGAGCGTCTACTGCGCTCCGGTCTGTAGTCTACTTCGCGTGTTCAATTTTGGGTGTGAGTGACGGTAGTGGCCGAGACTACCCCGCTCGCGTCAATGCCCCGGAGTGCCACTACTGAGGGCTGTAGGCGCTTGGACCGTCGTCGACGGGTCACTCACACAACGTGCTAGAAAGTATACTATCAGACGGGGCCAAATGCAAGTATATTGGCAATCTTTTCCGTGTGCTTTATATTGTGGGCGCGAGGCGGCGCGCATACAAGATGTAGCGATACCGTCTATATACACTCCAGGAGGCTCATTTTGACCCAGCCAGAAGTCACCACCAAACCGATCTCGGAGCTACACGCCGCACCATACAATCCGCGTCAGATCACAGATGCGGCGTGGAAAGGCCTGGCGGCGTCTATTGAGCGCTTTGGGCTCGTCCAGCCCGTTGTGTGGAATAAGCGTACTGGACATGTGGTCGGTGGCCATCAGCGTCTTTATGTGCTGGAGCAGCGGGGCGTGACAAACGTGTCAGTGGTTGTCGTAGACTTGCCAGAATCCGAGGAAAAGGCGCTCAATTTGACGCTGAATAACCCTCACGTCGCTGGGGAGTTTACAGTCGAAGCCATTACGCTGCTTGAGGAATTGGACGCTGAAGATGGCGACGTACTCGACACGCTACAGTTGACAAGCCTGCTGACAGAGTTGCAGGAAGCCGCGGGTCAGGGTGACGGTACGGGCGAAGACGTTGCCGAGCCGCCGGATGGCTTTCCCGCGGTTGACGACGACCTAGCGACTGACTACAAGTGTCCCAAATGCGGCTTTGAATGGAGCGGAAAACCTCGATGTCTGTAGGCGCGAAACCAACATACCGCGTGCCGTCAATGCGCACGATCGAGGCGCTACCGCTAAACGGATACACGGTGGCTGAGGTGATTCGAGACGACGTGCTTGCTCACGTGCGGGTGGAGGTCTAAGCATGGCCGCGATGCGATATGACAACGCCAAGACACCCCTTCTTGTGGCGGCGCTAGCCAAGCAAGGGTTGACTGACACAGAAATTGCTGAGGGAATTGGTGTAAGCGTCCGCACGCTTTACCGCTGGAAGGCACAACACCCTGATCTCCTGGCGTCTCTTAAAAGCGGAAAAGAGGTTGCGGATAAGCAAGTCGAGGCGTCGCTGTTTAAGCGCGCTTGCGGCTACACAGCACGTGAAGTGAAGCAGAACGCGTCAGGCGGTAAGGCCATCACCGTCAAAGAGGTGGGACCAGACACAACCGCTTGTATTTTCTGGCTGAAGAATCGGCGTCCTGATCTGTGGCGAGACGTGCAGCAGCGACAGATGACGAGCCAGGTTGATTTGGAGGTCGTGACGCGTGAAGGCGTAGACGCGCCACCGGACGCCGCAGAGCAACAGGTATTCTTCGCGGCGCTTCAGGAGGCGGGCGTTTTCGATGTGTTGACGGGCGAGGGTGATGATGACTCTGACTCCTGAGACACAGCGCGCGATCAAGACGGCGTGGCCACGCCTGTCGCGGTATGTGCCGCATAGACCAACAGCCAAACAGGCCGCGTTCATGTCGTTGCCGCATCGTGAGGCCGGATACGGCGGCGCCGTAGGTGGCGGCAAGAGCGACGCTTTGTTAATGGGCGCGCTGCAGTACTCTGACGTTCCGGGTTACGTGTCCTTCCTCTTTCGTCGCACATACCAGGACTTGAGTCTTCCCGATTGTCTGATACCGCGCTCGCATGAGTGGCTTGCTGGCCACGACGACGCGCATTGGGACGGCACACAGCACGCTTGGCGATTTGCCAATGGCAGCGTGTTGGGTTTTGGTTATCTGTCCGGGCCGCAGGACCATCTACGTTATCAGGGCATGGCGGCGCATTTCATGGGATTCGACGAGGCGACGCAACTATTAGAGTCGCAGTATACTTATCTTATCGGAAGTCGAATGCGCCAGGGTAAGGATTCGAGGTTTCCGATTCGCGCTCGAATCGCTACGAATCCAGGCGGACCAGGGCACGAGTGGGTGCGAACGCGGTTCGTCGATTCCGGCAACGAGACACCGTTCGTTAATGCACGTCTTGAGGATAATCCGTTCCTCGACACCGCAGCCTATGACGAGCAGCTCAAGTTGCTCGATCCCGTGACTCGTCAACAGCTTAGGTTTGGCGACTGGACCGTCATGCCTGATGGTGAGATGTTCGCGCGCGCTTGGTTTGGGTTGGCGGAGGAAGCGCCGAGTAACTGCACGTTGTGTCGCTTCTGGGATCTCGCTGCAACGGTAGATGGCGACTGGACCGTTGGTGCGCTTGTGGGATACTTAGCGGGACGCTGGTACGTTCTGGACATCGTGCGCGCTCGAACAACACCACATCGCGTCGAGGAGCTCGTGAAGGCCACAACGCTGCTTGATCCCAAGGGGACGCTAATCGGTATGGAGCAAGAGCCCGGGTCTAGCGGCGTTAACACGGTTGCCGCGTATAGACGAGTGTTGGCTGGTTGGCCGTTCTATCCGACGCGTCCCACAGGCTCGAAGATTGAGCGGGCAAGACCGCTCTCGGCGGCCGCTGAAGCCGGAAACGTCACCCTAATAGCGGGGTCATGGACGCAGAAATACATTGATGAGTTGTGTGGATTTCCGATTGGTGCTCATGACGATCAGGTCGACGCGACGACCGGCGCAATGGAAACCCTAAGACAGCGTGCAGCGCAAGGCAGGAGGCCATTTGTCGTATGAATCAACAGAGCCTATTGTATCGCATATGGGAGTACATGAGTGCGCCAGCTGTTGAGGCGAAGGGGCGTCATGACGTTGTGAGTCTTAACGAGGCTGTGGGCATACGCGGTCAGGGCGGAAGATCGCGTGAGTTGAGTTATAAGGCGCTCGTGGATGACGCGTATCTTGGCAACCCGGATGGTTATGCTGCGCTAAATCAGATCGCGCGTGCGCTGGCTGGAATTGAACTACGAGTTGAGAAGCGTAAGGGTGATTTGTGGGAACCGTTGAACCAACCCAAACACCCGTTGTCGCGACTGCTTGCACACCCGTGCCCTAATGACAGCCGTGTCGTGTTCATGACTGGCGTCGTGGTCAACCTGTTTCTAGGCGGCGATTCGTATATGTTGGTTGTGCCCGACGCGACTGGAATGCCGTGGGAGATGCACCTGCTGAGACCGGACCAGGTGAAGGTTATCGCGGGCGACGCGCGTATGCCTGTGACTCGTTACGATTGGACGCCTCGTGAGGGCGCCGCGCCGATTCCGATACGCACGGAAGATATCGTTCACGTGAGGTTGTTTCATCCGCTGAAGGAGCGGACTGGACACGCGGCTGTTGCGAGCGCCGCGGCTGGCATTGACCAGGGCAACGAGGGGCGTGTGTGGAACGCCCAACTGATTCGCAATCGCGCCGCTCCTGATGGCGTGTTGACGCTCGAGCAGGAGTTGAGTGAGCCAGCACAGCACGATCTAGCTCAGTCGTTGCGGAATCGCTACTCTGGCCCGAGCAATGCAGGTCACACGCTCGTGGTGCCGCAAGGCGGTAAGTGGGAACGCGCTAGTCTGACGCCGCGCGATATGGATTGGGCACAGACGATGGTTCGTAGCACGTTGGATATTTGCCGCGTGTTGGAGGTTCCACCTGAAGTTATCGGCGAGCCAGGAACCAAGACGTACGCCAATTATCGGGAAGCTCGACGGTCACTCTATACGGAATCCGTGTTGCCCCTTTTGGACCTCGTCATGGCGGCGCTGAACGATGATCTCGTGCCGCGCTTCGACGGCGGTGATGAGTTACAGATTAGTTATGACAGAGCTGACATCGAGGCGTTGGCGGAGGACCAGGATCACGTGTGGGCACGCGTTGGCGCTGCGTGGTTTTTGACCTTGAATGAGAAGCGCACGTTGGTTGGTTTGGAGCCTCTGGATGGTGAGTGGGCAGAGGAGATTTACTTGCCGTCGAATCTCATGCCTCTTGGTGATGCTGTTGCGCCTGAGGAGCCTGACGGCGACGGTGACGACGACGACAAAGACGAGGAGCCTGGCGAGTGACGCGATTCGCGCTATTACAAGCTGTTTGTCTTAAGTCGTTTGCCTGGCGGCGCGCTGAAAGGCAACGCAAGCGCTACGAAGCGCGCGTAGCTGGCGTCGTGCGAGCGCGGTTTCGTGAGGATCGTAAGGCTGTAATCGCGGACCTTCGACAGGCTGGCACGACGCGTGGTGTTATAGACGCGGTGCCCGATGCTGTAGCGCGACGCGAAGGCGCTTGGACGAGAGCGTTGACGCGTGTGTTGGCGCAAACTATCACAGATGTTGCTGTCGTGACGTTTCGCACTCTGGAATCTGGCAAGGCGGCGGGAGATGGCGAGCGTGTGGACCGTTGGCGTGAGTTGGCGCGGGAACATGTTGGCGAGACGTTGCCTGAGACGCTGCAAGCCGTGAGTACAACAACAGTCAACCGAATCCAAGGCGCGCTTTACAAGGCGATTGACGAGGGTGCGTCGATTGACCAGATGGTAACGGCTCTGAGTGCGCGGTGGGACTCTACGGTGCTGTCAGCAACGCGCGCGCGTACGATCGCGCGTACTGAGACCGTAGACGCTGCGGGTTTTGGTTCTCTGCAGGGGGCGCGCGAGTCACAAGCAGATGTTGACAAAAAGTGGTTGGCGGCGGGAGATCACCGCACACGTACAAGCCATCTGATGGCCAACGGTCAGGTGCGCGGTCTAGACGCTCCGTTTCACGTTGGCGGCTCACACATGCAGCATCCAGGCGACAGATCGCTTGGCGCTGAGGCGGAGGAGGTCGTGAACTGCCGATGCGCTGTTGGTTTTGTGCGCCGTCGTTAACATAACCCCTGTTGACACACAGCTAATTACTCTCGATCTTGTGGAGTGAGGAGACAACCAGATGGAAGTGAAAACGGTCACAGCGGAACTCAAAGCCGTCGACGGCGAGCAGGGTCTTATCGAGGGTTACGTGTCCACATATGGAAACGTGGATCTCAACAGCGACAAGGTGATGCCTGGGGCGTTTGCTAAGACGCTGCAGGAGACGGTGCCTCGTGTGCTTTGGCAGCATGATCGAAGCGCCTCGATTGGCGTGCATGTGAGTCATGAGGATCGCGCGAAGGGACTGTTTGTTCACGCGCGACTTCCCATCAACAAAGGCATCGCGGCGGTGGATTCGGCGTTCGCGAGCATCCAAGAGGGTCTTGTTGACAGCATGAGTATTGGTTACAGTGTTATCAAATCGGACTGGGAAGGCGATCCTTATATGGATGATAGCGTTCACATCCTGCGCGAGCTTAAGCTGTTTGAGTATTCGTTGGTTACGATGCCCGCGAATCCCAAGGCTGTCATAACGCGAGTTAAGTGCGCAGCGGACGTGAACGCACTGCTTGATACACTGGCTGAGGCTGGCGAGCTGCCAGACGCGGTAAGACTAAACATGACGACGTTGGAGAGCGCAGCGGTTGCGTTGGCCAGCTTGGTGCAGAACTGTAAAAGCGCGCGAGAAGCACTACTCAACACAGGAGCCGCAGAACCGGAGCCGTCTCCCGTCGACACTCCTGGCGAATCTGCACTCTCGAATGAGTTAACGCTTGCTCTCACGCACATCGCCCAAACATTGAGGAGCTAGAGGAGCATGGCTGAAGACCTGACTAAACTAGTCGCTGAGATCAACACGGGCATTCAAGAGCTTCGCACGAATGACGCAGCGCGCGCCGCGGAGCTTGCGAAGACGGGTACCGATCTCTCAGAGCGCAAGGTTCGAGACGAGAAGATTACCATCGACGTGGAGAAGGCACTGACACGACTGTCAACCGTGGAAGCCAAAATGAATCGTCCTGACGGCGGCGCCTCAGTTTTGGCTCCGGACACTAAGGAGCACATGGGCCGCCTCATTCGGGCGCTCGTGCATAAGCAACCGTTTGCGACGAAGGATGCCGAGTGGTTGAGCGCGAAAACTGTTGGCGTTCTGGGGCCGAATGAGGAGAAGTCACTTATCACAGGCAATGACGTTTCGGCGGGTTACATTGTGCTGCCTCCTGAGCAGAGCGCTGACGTCATCAAGGACATCGTTGAGATTTCGCCCATTCGTGCGGATGCGCACGTGCGAGCCATCGGCACCCGAGATTGGGAGGCTGTACGGCGTACCGGTTCCAACGCTGCCTCGTGGGAAGGCGAGGAAGATAGCGTGTCTGACGGTTCGTCAAGTGTCACGTTCGCGAAAGAGAAAATTCCATGCCATCGTCTCACCGCGCGTGTCGACTTGACACGGACGCAGATCGAGGACTCGATGTTCGACCTCGAAGCTTACCTGCGCGAGGACGCTGTTGAGCAGTTTGCGCTTGCCGAGGGCACGTCGTTTGTGTCTGGTGACGGCAAGGGTCAGGCTGAGGGCTTCACGGTTCGGTCAGGTATTGACTCCACCAACAGCGGCGACGCTGACCTGTTGACGGCCGACGGGATCAAGACTTTGTTCTTCTCGCTGAAGTCGGGTTACTGGGGTCGCGCGAAGTGGTACTGTTTGCAGGCCACGGTCGCCGCGATCGCGAAACTGAAGGACGGCAACGGTGACTATCTGTTAGACTTGGCAGGTGGTCTGCGTAACTCTCCAGTCTTGAGTTTGCTGGGCCACCCAATCGTGATGTGCCCCGACATCGAGGGCGTGTCGGCTGGCAACTACCCGTTGTATTGGGGTGACATGCGCGCGGCGTTCACCGTCGTGGACCGCATTGGCATGACGATCCAGGTTGACCCGTTCACGTCGACCGCGACGGATGTAATTCGCATGTTCTGGCGGCGGCGTTGTGGTGGCCAGGTTGTGCAGACTGAGCCGCTGAAGAAACAGCTAATTGGTGCGTAGATCGTAGGGGCGGGGGAGACCTCGCCCCATTCACCTGACCTCTAGGGGATGTAACAAGGAGACAACACATGCCCAACGTCAAGAACTATCGGGAGCAGGGCGGTGAGCGCTGGGTTGTTGGCGGCTCGCTGGACGTTGCGACCGGCGGCGACCTGGACATCGAGTCCGGTGGCGCTCTCAAGATCGCAGGCACGGCGGTCACGTCTACCGCGGCTGAACTCAACATCCTCGATACCGTAACCGCCACCGCCGCGCAACTTAACCATCTGTCGGGCGTAACGGCGGGCACGGCTGCAGCTTCCAAAGCTGTGGTCCTGGGCGCGTCGAGTGAGATCGCCACGGTGGGCGCGATCACAACTAACGGTATACTCGGTCTGTCTGCAGCTGGTGGCTTGGTTTGCGCCAACGGTCTGCTCATGGGTTGGGGCACTACGGCTAACCCAGCGACTACGGCAGTCGCTAACAAGAACATGGTTGAGTTTCGCACTGAGTCGACGGCGACGTCGGGGATCTCGCGTGGGTTGTACAACGCGCTATACCTCAACGGCGCAGGCGTTTCAGGTGAGGCGCTACGGGGTCGCACCGTCGTGGACGCGGCTGTCGCGACGCTCTATGGTGCCAGCTCGGGCGTCGAGTTTGGAGCTAGTGGATCCGTAACTGGGCTCGTGTGTGGACATCGTGCCAACATCCTGATTCCTGACCGTGCAATGGGTGCAGGCGGCACGTACTTTGGGCATCAGGCTGAGATTTACATCGAGGGCGATTCCTCCGATATCTCACCTGTGACAAAGCACGCTGTTCTAAGTGTGCAGGTTGCCGGGCCTGGCAATGCGGCGGCTCAGGACAAGGTGCTCAATATGATCGCGTTCGATCACGGCGGAACCGACGGCTCCGGCAAGGCCATCTATACCCACACCTCAACGCCTGGCGATGCTGCCGGGTCCATTCGCGTGCTCATTAACGGCACGCTCCGACATATCCACTTTTGGGCTAACGAGTAAACACTAAGGAAAGAGGCCCCGCATGATTGGCGCGGACAAAGTGCAGGAGCGGCGCAACACAGTTCTAGCGTCGCGGTACCAAGTCGAAGCAGACCTGCGGACCGTAGAGCAACAGACGGTTGCGCTGCGCGAGCAGTTGGCACTTCATAACGGGGCGCTTGCTGACCTTGATTATTGGGTTGGCGCGGTGGCTGAGGATGAGGCCGTCGAGCCCGACACCGACGAAGGAGACTAAGGCATGATTGACCAGTATAACAATCTCGGCGTTGAAACGGCAATTGACCCCGAGACTTACACGGCCACCGTTTCTGGTGACATCATCGACCTTGCGCTTTTCGAAAGCGTGACGTTTACGGTGATTACCGGAGCGGTAACTACCGCCGACGGTTCACATTACTTCACGTTCACGCTCAACGCTGGCGACGACTCGGCGCTTAGTGACGGCGCGACTGTCACGGCGTCGACGGGGCTTCTGGGCTCCAATCTCGTTATCAACGACGCGGCAACGCAGGATGACGTGTGCGTTGGCAAGATGGGATATGTCGGCTCGAAGCGTTACATCCAGCTCGTCGCTACCGAAACAGGGACCGCGACGGCTCTGTTTGGTGCGGTTGTGATTCGTGGAAATGCGCGGCACATGCCCGTAAGCTAGTGGGTGTTTGTTGCGCATGGGGCGCGGTGTTTCGCGGGGTCATCGCGCCCTGATTCTCACCTCCGGAGGCTTAACAGATGATATTCCCGGGACGCGCATCACTGACGACGGCTCCGGCGACTACGGCGGTCGCGCTGGCCACCGCCAAGTCCTACCTCAAGTTGGACGGTACGTCTGACGACACGGTTGTTGGCGTGTTGCTGTCTGGTGTTGAGGCGATGGTGGAGAGCTACGTCGGGCGCGCTCTAATAACCCAAACGTGGGACTACTGGTTGGATATCTCCGGCGCTGCTGTGTCTAGCGTTGACGCGCGGATGGATGCGGGCTGGCCCGTAAGCACTGCCATGTCGGGCGAATTGAGCACGCTGGAACTACCGCGGCCGCCTCTGCAAACTGTTACGTACATCAAGTATTACGATTCGCTCGACGCGGAACACACCTTTAGCGCTGACGAATACACGGTAGACACAGCGTGGGCGCCCGGGCGTGTCAGACTCCTGAGCGGCAGTTCGTGGCCGTCAGACCTGCGCGCGAGGTCGTCAATCGTGGTGCGCTACGTCGCTGGTTATGGCGCCGCGGCAACTGACGTTCCAGCTGGGCTTCAGGCTGGCATCCTAGACGCGCTCAGTTACGTTTATGGCAACCGAGGCGAACACGACGCTACAGGCGCACGTGCGAACGCTTTGCCCGCTACATCACGACGTCTACTCGACTCGTACAAGTGGAGTGTCCTGTGAGCACGACAATGGGGGATATGCGCGAGCGGGTGACGTTCCAGACGCCGACGGAATCTGTCACGGCGGGACAACCAACACTCACGTGGGCGAACATCGCAACCACACCGACCATGTGGGCGAAGATCACAACGCTGCCAGGGTCGTCACACATGGAGGCGGAGCGGTTTGGTCACGACATGGCATACCACGTGTCTATTAGACGGCGTACAGACCTCACGACCAACCTACGGTTGAGTTGGGCGGGCGTATATTTGCGAATCAAGTCAATCTCACAGGACTCGGTTGGCCGGGTCTTCACACGTCTGCTCTGTCACGAGTACGTGGATTAAGCTATGCCTCCTGTATCTATACGACTTGAAGGTACCGCGGAACTCGACCTCGCGTTTAAGACTTACGTGACCAAGTCTGAGTCAGGCGCGAAGCGTGCAGTTGCGACGGCGGCGAAGGTCATAGAGTCAACGGCTAAAGAGCTTGTGCCTGTTGACGAGGGGCGGTTGAAGGGCAGTCTCCGCGCGTGGTATTACAAGCAAGGGTTGACTGCGGAAGTCGGGTCCGATCTAGACTACGCCGTGTTTATTGAGCAGGGCACTGGACCGCATATGCCACCGTGGAGCGCAATCTACGCTTGGGCACTGCGCATATGTCAAGGCGACAAGCGGCGGGCTGGAGCGTTGGCGGCCGGAACGCGTAAGTCAATAGCGGCGCACGGTACGAAGCCGCACCCGTTTCTGAAACCCGCGGCTGAAGCCGAGATGCCTAATTTCCTCGCGGACTTAACACGTCGTCTTAAGGACGGTACCTGATGGCTGGACCTAAGACGGGACGCGACCTGATTCGCGCGGCGGTCGTGTCAAAGCTCGGCTCGAGTGTGACGCTTGATAGTGCTGCGCTGCCTGTGCAGACAAGCGTGCCCGCAACCACCGCGCTGCCTTATATCCTCGTGACGTGTAACGAGGAGGCTTGGCGGACGTTTGGAGGTAACGGTTCACAGGTCAACGTGGAGTTGAACGTGTGGGTTCGTGGCGCTGGCACTTACCGTTATGATCAAGTTGAGTCGGTCGCGGGTCAGGTGCGCGCGCTTTTGGACCTTCAGACGCTTACGGTTTCGGCGGGAACTTTCGTTGGCTGTTTGTTTGATCGTAGCAACGGTCCTGTGGAGATGCCTGATAATCAGACGCTTCACGATATTCTATACTACCGCACCTGGATACAGGGACTCTGAGGAGGCTGACATGCCCATTCTTTCAACCGGCGGAATACTTTACGACGGCACAGGCAACATTGCCGCGCTCACTAATGTCGCGTGGGACGGGCTAACGCACGAGGTACTCGAGGCTCGCACGATGGACCCTGTGACGACTCTCAATGCTAGCTTCGAGGCGGCGGCGCTAGCGTCATGGACTGAGACGGGCACGCCTGACACGAGTGAGCGTAGTAACGAGCAGGCTCACACGGGCACTTACTCGCTCAAGCATATCGAGTCGTCTGAAACGGGCGTGCATGGTCGTTATCAGGAAGTAACGGTTGTTGAAGGACGCACCTACACGGTGCAGGTGTGGATTTACTGCACGGCGGTCGGGTCGTCGCCAACTCTCGGAATCTACACAACTGATGGTACTAACACGGAGCACTCGCTTGCCACGGCCAACAGTGCGTGGACCAAACACTCTATTACCATCGCGCCAGCAGCGAGCACGACACTCACGATCTCGCTGTACGGTGAGGGTACCGCCTACTTCGACGACGTGAACGTGCTTGGCGGAATGTACGCGGAGCCAGCACGCGGACTGAAGACTGGCGGTCAGATAACAGCTACTGTGTTCTACGCTGTGGACGAGACGTCTCACGACAGCAACACACACGGCATCCTGTATGACATGGACACAGACGGTTCGTCTAATACTACGTGGCGTGTGTATTTCCAAGGCGCAGCGTACAACGTGTATCACTCGGCACCTATTATCATGACTGAGGTTCGATTGGTGTCGAATATTGGCGAGTTTCAGATTCTTGAAATGTCGGCTGAGATAGCTGGCGACGTGACGCTTGACACGATCCCCGTGGCATAAACACTTTACACTTCTCGGAGGCAGCACGATGGCTGCGTACATTGCCACTGCAAACACCATCAACGTCGGCGTAACCATCACGGCGTTGACCAACTTCTCGCTCACGTTGACGCGCGAGACGCAAGACATCACAACGCAAGGAACAGGGAGTTATTGGCGTGAGAAGCAGCGCGGACTCAAGTCTGCGGAGTTCTCGTGTACTGTGTTCTACGACACGACGGATGCGACACACAGCGCCGCAACGAGCGGTTTGTTGTTTGACCTCACATCCGACACGACCGATCAAGCGTGTACCTTTACGTTCCAGGGCGGTACGGATAAGAAACACACGTTTGACGGAATCGTTACGAGCGTTCGGATGGTTTCGAACATCGGCGAAATGCAGGTCATGGAGGTCACAGGTGTGGCTTCCGGCGCTGTCTCGCTTGATCAGGCAGTTTCGTAACGTCACGACACGGAGCGCGCGGGTTCATGCTCGCGCGTTCGCCACATTAACTAACAGGAGCCAAACAATGTCGAACGAGCCCCGCAATGCAGCCACTGGAATGACGTTGACGCAAATGCGCCAAGCGATCAAGGACGCGGAAGCGTTGCACGCGCGCGTAGAGGCTGGCGAACTCACCGAGGTTGACAATCTGCCCGACGAGATAACTGTTGTCGAAGCAGCGCCAACGCCTGACAACCTTGTGGAACTGAATCCGAATCGCGTTGACAACGCACAGTCATTTGATAACCCGGGCGGCGTGCCTGTGGTTGACGGTCGGTTGGAACCAACAGAGCCGGAGTTGGAGTCTGAGCCAGAGCCCCCAGCCCAGCCCAAGACCACGAGATACCTGACTGCGCGCGATATCATCAACGCCGTGGATCTGCCGTGCGAGGACGTTTACGTTCCTGAGTGGGGCGGTACGGTCAGGATGCAAGGACTTACTGCGGGCGCGTTCGAGCGCTGGCAAGTATGGGCCATGACGACAGTTACCGACGAGGACGGTAACGAGGTGATTGTTCAGAAGCCCGAGACGGATATTTACATGGCGCGCGCGCGACTCGTGGCACTGTGCATGGTGCACCCAGAAACACAAGAGCGGGTCTTCAGCGACGAGGACGTCGAGAAGCTAAACCGCAAGGCTGTGTCGGTGTTGTCGAAACTCTATGCGCTAGCCGGTCAACTGTGCGTCACGAGCGTTAAAGCTCGGGCCGCGCTGGGAAAAGGCTAGCCGCCGACCCGAGGCGGCTGTTTACCTTCCGGTTGGCTTTGGCGCTCGGGATACCGCGCGCTGAGATGATGTCGCGAATGTCTGCTGGCGAGCTGTCCGAATGG